AATAAAATGACCAATACTTTGTATTTGTGATAACTTTGATATTAAAAAGTTCTTTGCATTACCTAAACTTACGTGTGACGCAATTGCAAAGTATAATGCTTGTTCATTTTTATCAATAAATTTTAAATTAGTATTTAATAAATCTCTATACCTTTGTTTACCTCTTTCAGTTTTTCTATTTGCTATTTCTTCTACTAAAATATTTTCGTAGTAATCTCTAAACATTTTCTGTAAAGTTTTTACCTTACCCATATGTCCTTGTGTGTTTCTAATATAATGATTGAAGAAAGCCTTTAGTCTAAAACCAACTGATAAAGAATCATTTGATCTTGACATTTCATTTAATATCGTTGAAGCTTTTGAAAGTGATCCCTCTGCCATTCTAATTAAGGCGTCAAATCTAGATAGTTCACCACTAGTAAATGTTGATGAACCGGAAGTATCTGTATAACCAGCACTTGCCAAAAATACCGATGTACTACCTGATCTACCAGATATAGTACCAAAACCAGCACCTAAACTTTTCATATCTTTACCAGTATAACTTGTATGAAATACTATTCCCATTCTTGCTCTTCTTATTTTTCTACCTAAAGAAGAATTTACTGGTGTTGCATATGTGATTGTATTTGGTGTGAAAGTTATCATAGCCTCACCATCTATGTTTTGTATTTTAGTATCATTTGTAAAAAGTAAATCGCCTTGATAGATACCTGTAATTCTTAACTTCTTTAATTCTCTTAAACAAACATTTAATTTATCTGCAACAGGTCCACTATGATTACTTCTTATGTCACCTGGTGTATAATTGATTTTTGGTTTTGCGTTGAATACTGATTTAGTACCGACAAAGAATTTGCCGTTTTCTGGATTTATACCACACACTATAGCAGGCGCACCGTCCCACTTGACAGACATATTTACTTTGGCACCGGAAGATCCTGCTAACATGTTTCTAATTGATTTTAGAAACTTTACAGCGTTCTCTCCACCTCTAGCACCTCTGTTGATTATATCATCTTCAAGATGTTCTAAATGTGTGTTCTTTTCTTTTGTTATGAAACCTTTAAAATTAAACATTTTTCTCTCATTTTATCCATAAATTAATTCACTTTCTCATTCAATATATCAATGTACTTATATTTATACTAGTACAACTTGCCAAAAGGACCAAATTGTGACCCTCTTTTCTCAGCTAAAAACACCATATCTGTTAACATTTTGTTTCTTTTTGCTGGTGGTATAGAGTAAATACAGTGTAAAAAATCTAGTTCCATTAGTTTAGTATGTGATACACCGTTCTTTAGGTCATTACTGTTATATGATTTTATCATACTTTCAATAAATTTACTATCTGCAATACCCGTATCAGTATATCGGTTTACTAGTTTAAATCGTTTTAGGTATACCGATTTTACCTTATCAAAGGCAGCCAGTGATTTAGGATATTGATTGTGATCATTTACAAAAAATAATCTATTATTATTTCCTACACCATACTCGGCCATCAATCTTGCTAATAAATCTACTGGTACTTTACCTATACGAGCTGCACCAGAACCTTTAAATTTACCATCAAATTTTAAATTCTGATTAAATCCTTTTCCGTTTTGTCTTATCTGAAATTCGCAAACATCGTTAGCAGACTTTATATCTATTCTCATGTCAGCAGATACTAATGTCTTATCAGTTTTATTACCCATTTTCATAACTGATCTATCTAACTTCATTGTAAACTTGGCGTCCTTCATCAATGCATTTTTAGTATTTACTTCTTCATACTTCGCTTCTTTACCTGAAACTTTTTTTAATGATATACCTGCCAATTTGTATTGACTATATAAAGTTTTCATTACATCATTTAGTTTAGATATAGATACAGAGTTACCTTTCATTGCATTGTCAATAGTTCTTCTAACATCGTTTTCATTTTTAATTAACCATATATCAGCAGGATTCCAACTATCTTTTTTTGAAATCTTAAACTTATCTCTTATTACGTTAGAGATATAATCCATAAAACCACCGTCTCTGTTATATTCTGTCCATGATTTACCTCTAAACACTTCTAATATTTTTTTCTGTTGTGCATAAAAATTTTGTAACCACTCATCTTCTACCACATCTGGATATATTCTAACTAGTTCTTTAAATTTTTTGTCTTTAGATATATCTTCAGGACAAGTATATCTAATATTGTCTTTCAATGCTCTTCTTATAATCCATAGTGAGGCATTTTCTTGTTTTGCTGTGACTTGTGCGTCTAGTTGTTTTACTGACTTCTTACCTGTTTCTATAAATCTAATCTTATAACCTTGTACTATAAAGTCTGCTTGTTTCTTGGCACCTGATTGTACCTTAGCAGTATACTTTTTTTCTAGTGTAGGTAGGACTTTTTTTAAATTGTCTGGCGATACTTTTACTATGTAGACTTTAGATTTTGTGACAGGAGAATCATCACCATAATACGCACCCTCTACCATCATATTTAATAAAGAAGTAAAGTCTTTCTTTATATTAGACGGTACGTGTTGTGTTAGTGTTGATAGTGTTGCTAAATTATACGCCATATTTCTCTCTCATAACATATTTATAAGAGAGAGGCAAGTTAATTATTCCATAAAAATTTAGGTATACCACCATTCATTTCCCAAACTCTATGTTTATTTTGAAATTTAACTATTCTGTCTGCGTCTTCCTCAAAGAAATATGTTCCTACTATATTGTTTGTAGGTCTTTCTTTTACCTGCCATAGTATCTTACGGCCTTTCTTGACCATCTTTTTACTATAAGATAATTTATCGTAATCTTTATCTGCTTTAGGTCTCTTATCACCTTTTTGAAATCTTACTTTTTGTTTTTTTGGCATTATCTTATTACCTTGACATCGCTTTCTGTTACCACAACAACCCTAGCACCACAAGAAAGCAAAGGTTTATCATTACCGCCATAAAGAACGGATGACGGACCATCAATCTGTACTTCGTGACAATACGTGTTTTTATTACCTTGCTTAATCGTAATAACTGGATCATTTTTTCCATGTTTCTTATTACTCCTTATAACATGTTGGTTTACGTGTATGTAAGTTTTCTTTTTTCTCATACTTTAAAATCTGAAAACTTATCATACGGATTTTCAACTGGTTTTGTTTCTGTTCCTTTATCTACTATATTTTGTGCGTTGTTTTCCACATCATATAATTTCATTTTGGCTCTATCTACACCAACTATAAATGACCTGTGCATTGAAGGATCATTATATCTATTCTTTAATTGTTTAACTTTCATCTGACCTAATTGTTCTAGTTCCTCATTTGACATCAAGGCAAACATGAAGTCTGCTGTTGCCGGCAAACCAAAACTTTCAGACGTATCTTCTAAACCAATATCTGTACTTACGAAACCAGTTCTCGTTGTTTGTGTGGCAGAGAATATAGGTAAATTAAATTCTACTGCAAGACCTCTTAATTCTTCAGCAATGGCCTTTACATAAAAGTATGATGATATATTACCACCTTTAAATCTACTTGATGAACATATATTTAAATAATCAATAAACACAACATCTGGTTTAAATGATTTCTTTAGAGATAGTTCATTTAATAATGCTCTAAAATGTCCACTATGAGCAGACGCTGTTGGATATTCTTTGATGATTAATGTACCATTTGTTTTATCTTGTATCTTTTTCAATCTGTCGTGATACATATCTTTTGGCATGGCATGGAGATCGTCCATTGTGACATCTAATAAGTTTGCGTCAATACGTTCAGCAATTCTTTCCTCTGCCATTTCTAAAGTGATATACAATACATTTTGTCCTTGTGCAAGAAAACTAGAAGCTACGTGACACATAAACAAAGATTTACCAACACCTGTACCTGCAAGTGCTATGTTCAATGTTTTACTTGGTACACCACCTTTTGTAATTCTATTGAAATAACTTAAATCAAATTGAAACTTTTTCTCTTTAGTATGATACCATTTATATCTTTCTTCTTGGTCTTGTAAGTAATCGTGACCAATATGATTGTCAAAAGAAACAGATAATGCGTCAGCCAATATACTAGGTATTGCCTCTGGTGTTCTCTTACTATCTTTCTTATCTAATATTTTGATACCATCTAATACTGCATTGTGAACGGCACGATCTTTACAAAATTTTTCTGTTGTATCTATTAGCCATTGTTGATCAACATCTTCAGGACTTATTGTAGATAATAGTTCTTTTACATTTCTAACTTCATCATCGTTTAGGTCTTTTCTATGACCCATTTCAACAAGTATAGTTTCTTTTGTAGGTAAATTATTATACTTTTCTATGAAAGAATTTATTTCTGTAAATAATATATTTTCTTCTCGTTTAGAAAAATATAATTCTTTTAAAAATGGTATTGACTTTCTCATGTACGGCTCATTGTACATAAGGTTTCTTAATATAGTTAGTTCTATTCTCTCGTTATTCAAATTCTACCTTGCCTGCGTTAAGTTGTTCTTCCATTACTTCAATTAATATATCACCAATATAATCTACAAACTCTTGATTGTCTATATCTTTATCTTCGGGATTACTTAATATATCATAATCAAACTTCATTGGCAAGTTACCTTTGTCGTCTTCTTCTTTGGCAAACGCAACTCTACCATACTTGTAAATTACATTTCTGTATTTTGGCTCAAGTAATTTTATAGCTGTGTAGTCTGCACCTGTCTTTTGTGCATATACAAACTTTTTATTCTTCGTCTGATCCGTATCTGAATTTTTTGTTGGCGTATTCATCTATTTGTTTCAATACCTCTTTTGTAAAATATTTTTCTGGATCATCATTGATAGACTTACCAAACACTTTACTACCATCTGGCATTTCAAATCTTGTAGATACTTTCTTAAAGATACCTGCTTTTTCAGCCATATCTAAAAGACCATAGTATTTGTCAAGACCTTTAGTGTAAGTTAATTTAACGTCTATTTGTGCATTTTCTTTTGTTAATCTAGATTTATAATTTTTACAATGAACAATATTACCAACTACCTCTGTACCGTCTTTTTCTTTTCGTTTACCTAGGTAGATAATAGATGAGGCAGCGTATTTTAAACCTGAACCTCCGCCCATTTCTTTTTGTGGAAACATAGAACCTATCACGTCATAAGTGTGATTGGTCATAATCATAGGTATATTTGCTTTACCTAATTTAAGTGTCAATACTCTAAACGTTGACTTGACAATTTGTGATCTTGTCATATCTCTAGTTTCTTTACCAGCGGCTGTATCTTCCATTTCTTTTGTAGTAGATAACATACCTAAACTGTCAAGAACAAACATCAAAGGTTTTCTACCTGACTCTGGTTGTTCTAGATATTTGTCAACTATTTTAATTGATTGATTTCTAAATTCTTGTACTGTAGCAACTGGTACAACTACCATTCTTTTACTATCTACACCACGACTTTCAATCATGTCTTTTGAGATAGCACTTTCAGATTCAAAGTAGATTACTCCACCATCTTTATTCTGATCTAAAAAGTTCTTTACAATACCTAATGCAAAGAAAGTTTTACCTGTCGCAGCTTCTCCAGCGATTGCTGTAATTTTGTTTGAAGGTAGACCACCAAAGATACTACCTGATAATAAAGCGTTAAATGAATAAGAACCAGTGTCTATAAAACCGGTTACGTCTGCCGAATCAATACCATCACTAACTAGACCTGCATATTCATTACCACTTTCTTTAATAATGTCTTTCAAAAAATCACTCATAATTTCTCCTACTATATATTATTTACTTAAAATTGTCAAGCCTCAAACGTCTTGTACGCCTTAAATTTTAGTTTGATTGGCTTAGGCGAACCCTCGTTCCATAGTCTCAACTTCTTGTTTCTTGGTACCCAATCTTTTGGTGGTTTCTCATACTCTGCTGGATCAATCTTGTTCCATATACTTTCAATCAATTCATCACCATGTTTACCATTACTAAAAACAAAATTATTAGATATATTACTACACACTTCAACTAATTTTTCATAGTTGTATTCTCGGACTCTTTGAAAGTCCCAATACGCTTTCATATCGTTGTATGATTCTTCTGATATTGCCATTATCGTATTATGTCTATCTTTGATTCTGGTGTCCATATTTCTAATTCAGTTCTTAATCTATCTTCTTGTTTCAATTTGTTATAACGATTCTCAGCTTTCTTTTTCCACCAATCTATAATATTATTTAGGTGGAATTTATCCCAATTGTCTCCTTTAATAATGTCGCTAGTATTACCTTTTACTATATCTAGATAGTTCTTGATACCATAATCACTAACGTAATATCTTTTTCTTTCTGTCAACTTTTTAGCATTACTAATAGTTGTATTAAATCTTTCTAAATTACTTTTATCTAAACTTCTTTTTACTAAACCAATAATCGCTGTAGTTAGTTTTAACTTTCTACTAGAAGCGTCATCTTTAATAAGTTTGCCTACATTGTTTTCAACAAACGTTGCAAGATCATGGAAAGGTTTACCATGTATCAAAGGTATAAAATCACTATCAGTTAAACCTTTGTATCTTAAATATGGTTTCATACCATCGTATTGACTAGATGATTTACTATTACCATATAAACTTGTTGTTTCAAATAATGCCAAGTTCATACCATATTTTGCATTTAGTTTTTCTCTAACTGTATGAGAACAACATATAGCGGCCAACAGTTTACCACCAAGGTAATTATAACCGAAAGGTTGTGTTGGTACTATGACAAAGCCCATGATGGAAGTTTTATTGAAACTTGTTAATTCTGGAACATGAGTTAACAATTCATTTCTTGGTTTCATATTAATAACAGGAGATCCACATCTTATAAAACCTACCCATTGGCCACTATTCTTTTCTTTTACTGCGATTTTTAAATTCTTACCAGGTACACTTGACATATTTGTATGTGATGATGTCATGTTTAATAGTGTATCATATGTTTCATTATCTGGTTCTAATATCTCAAAGTCCATGTCTTTAGGTGACATATCAAAATTAGAATATATGGTATTTTCTAAACCCATACCAGGCAAAGCCGTTGGTACATGTTGTATTTGAGACAACTTTTGATCTCTCATATATTCATCTATACGACTAAATTTTTCAAAGTAGTCATTGAATATATTGGCACAATGTAGTGCTTGAGATTCAGTTAGTGTTTTCATTTTCATATTATACCATATCTATTTAAATTTGTCAACCTGGTTTCCCCATACATCCCAACCAGGCATAGAAGTTCTAGCAAACAATTCAATACGTGGTAAATCGCCACATAGTTTTACTATGTCGTTTCTGATTCTATCTGGTTTTCTACTATGTTCTCTACGTTCTTCTACAACTAATCTATCTACGTTTGCACCTACTCTTTTTGGTTTACCTTTCGTTGCAAGTATACAAGTCTCTGTATTGGCTCTTGTCCAGTAACCTGGACCTTTGAACTAATAATTTTTAAGTCTGTTTTTGTTTGTCTTCACCCACGTGAAACCTACGGTCTTGTATTCAAATCCCCACTTCTCTACCAGTGGTATCTGTTTGTGTAGTAAAGGATCGGTACACCACATAAACAATACACAATCTTTATCTGCAATATCTCCTATT